AAAAGCCTCGAGCAGTACCGCAGGCAAAACGAGAAGAAGTTTACGGCAAAATTCTCACAGCTCAACGGCAAGGTCGCCGACATGCTCCGCCGCGCAAAAGCGGACGGCAGCGCCGCACAGGAGGCGGACATTTTGCAGGCGATTCAAGGCGGCTTCAAGGGCTATGCCGAATCGCTGCCAAATTCGCCCTCTGCGACGTTTTTTAGGCTCAACGACCGCAAGCTCGACGCGCTCATAAAAGCGACCACAGACGACCTCAAAAGCGCGGAGACAGCCATCCTGCGCATGAGCAACGACCGATACCGCAAGGCGATTTTCAACGCGCAGGTCTACGCCAACACCGGCGCGGCGACCTATGAAAAGGCGGTGGACATGGCGTGCCGCGACATGCTCCGCGCAGGGCTGAACTGTGTGGAATACAAAAACGGCGCCCGTCACACGCTGAGCGACTACGCGCACATGGCAATCCGCACCGCCAACAAGCGCGCCTATCTCTACGGCGAGGGTCAAAAGCGGCAGCAGTGGGGCATTTCGACCGTCGTTGTCAACGGCAGACGCGGCGGCTGTCCGCTCTGCACGCCCTACATCGGCAGGGTGTTTATCGACGACGTGTATTCCGGCGGGAAACGTGACGTTTCATCCGGTAAAGCCTATCCGTTGCTGTCTGAGGCAATCAAGAGCGGCTTGTTCCACCCCAACTGCAAGGACAGCACCTCGACCTACTACGAGGGTATCACCACTTTACAGCCTGTCACCGAGGAAGAACAGGCGGAGATGGAGCGCCGCGAACAGCTGGAAGCCAAGGAAAGCTATTACAAAAACGAGGCGAAAAAGAACCGCAGAATCGCAAAGTACAGCCTTGACGCGGACAACAAAAGAACCTATTCCCACCGTGCGGAGGTCTTTGAGCAAAAGGCGCAGAACGCGGAAAAAGCGCTTGCAAATTCGGGGGAAAGTGGTATAATAAATACATCAAGGAATGAGTTTCACTCACACGATGATCCTATGTTTGAAGTGACCGGAAGTGCATATAATTCCAATCCGCAAGAGGTTCAAGAAATTCTTAACCAATTAAAAGAATGGGGTGTATCTGTAAACCATGGCTCAAAAACTTTAGGTTATGGTTGCATAAAAATGGGAGAACCTGGTGTTATGAGTGTATCAAATAATGCCAGTTATAGTGCTTGGTTACATGAATTTCAACACGTCAAAGATGATATGCTTGCGGGTTGGGACGGAAATTATGTTCTTTGGTGTGATCCGGAGGAAAGAATACGTCGTGAAAAACGTGCGTATGCTATTGAAATAGATATGGCAAAGTCGTTTAACAGAAACGATATTGTGAAAAGATTGGAGGCGAATCTGGAAAGATTTCAATAAATACGGCGATTATCTGTGATGATTTAAAGAGTCAAGACCCGCTTGCCTGTATGTATGCATTAAGACGTTGTGCCTTGCATAATATAACAGATGATATTGTTTTATCTCAAATAAACAAATTGAAAACGAGCACTCTTGTTGAATGGAATTCGTGCAGGATTTCTGATTGTGCTATTGCTGCTCTCCACCTATTAGGTGCTGAACCATACTCAGGAAATAGTCCTCAAATATTAGAAATGATTAATACTGCGTTTTATACGACTTAACCGCTCCGCTTTGGCAGGGCGGTTTTCTTATGTCCAAAATACAGTTTTTACACCGCCGTTGATGAAGTTCACCTAACAGACAAACCTCTCAAAAGGCGGAAACGGATGCAACGTCACGTTGCGAAAGGTGGTGAAACCGCATGAAAATCAAAGTGAAGCAGGACTTCCGCGACCGCTCGGCAGACCTTGCGCTCCGCAAAAAGGGCGAGGTGCTCGACGTTTCCGAGCAGAGAGCCAAGGAGCTGATCGCCAAGGGCTTTGCCAATGAGGTCAAGTCCAAGCAGGAAGAAAAGGAAGAAAAAACCGAACAGAAAAAATAAGCGCTTTTGCAGTCAAATGCAACGGCGCTTTTTTTTGCAACGTGACGTTGCATCCGGCGCGGCTTTGGACAGCGTCATGGATAGATGAACTTAGCGTAACGCCGCGTCAGAAAAGGCTCTTGCACTTATGTCGCTGTTGCCATTCCGAACGCGGCTATGCAGGCAATCTCACTATCAAACGTCAGCAGCGCGGATTGCCGGCACGGCAGTGCGTCCGAAACTTTGATTGACGTTAAAAGCCAAGGAATACCCCGAAACGGAGGAATCAACATGTTCAAACCAAACATTCAGCTCTTTGCCGACGGCGAGGGCGGACAGGGCAACGCCGACCCCAACCAAAACGGCGGCACCAACGCGCAGGAGGGCGGCAACACTCCCAAGACCTATACGCAGGAGGAGCTTGACAGGATTGTCAGCGAGAGAACCGGCAGGGCAACAAAGTCCGCGCTGAAATCGTTCTTTACCCAAAAGGGACTCTCCGAGGAGGAGGCAAACACCGCGATCGGCACGTATCTCGACAACAAAAAGAAGAATACGCCCGACCTCGCCGCCTTGCAGCAGAGCCTCAGTGACGAACGCCGGGGCAAGCAGAGCGCAGAGCTGCGTGCGGCAGGCGTGCTGGAGGCGGTCAAGCAGGGCGTGGCAGTGGATTCTATCGAGTATGTGCTGACCCTTGCCGACTGTGACGGCTGCACCGACGCCGACGGCAAAATCCTCAGCGACAAGCTCTCCGAAGCTATCAAAAAGGTGCTCGAGCGCGTTCCGGCGTTCAAAAAGCAGACCGAGACCGCAGGCGGCGTTCACCGCGTCGGCGGCGACGGCAACAGCGAGGGACAGCCGCAGAGCACCGCAAAAGCCGTTCCGCAAAAAAAGTGGAACCGCTTTAACCTCTAAAGAAAGGAATATGAATCATGGCTAACACCAACAACTACGCGGAGAGATGGCAGCCCGAGCTGCTTGAAATTCTGATGCAGGGCACGCTCACCTCTCCCTTTATCACCACCAACGTCAAGTGGCTGGGCGCCAAGACCTTCCACTTTACCCAGATGTCCACTTCCGGCTACAAGCCCCACAGCCGAAACGGCGGCTGGAACCGCGGCAAGTACATCCAGACCGACGTGCCCTTTACCCTGACCCACGACCGCGACGTGGAGTTCCTTGTGGACAAGCTCGACGTGGACGAGACCAACGAAACCGCGTCTATTCAGAACATTTCGCGCGTGTTTGAGCAGACGCAGGCTGCGCCCGAAACCGACGCGCTGTTCTTCTCCAAGGTGGCGCAGACCGCGCAGGCGACTGCCGGTTATTTCAGCTCCACCGCTATTGCCGACTGGACGGTTGCCAACGTCTTTTCCAAGCTCAAGGCGATTCTCGCGGCAGGCAAGCTGCGCCGCTACAAGGCGCGCGGCACACTGGTGATGTATGTCGCGTCCTTCATCATGGACTTGCTGGAGCGTTCCGCCGAGTTCACCAAAAAGATTGAAATGACGCAGATTGCCGAGGGCGGCGTCGGCATCGAGACCCGTGTGACCGACATCGACGGCGTGCCGCTGCTCGAGGTCGTTGACGACGAGCGCTTCTATGACAAATTCAACTGGAATCCCGAGGACGGCGGCTTTGAGCCCGCGACCGGCGGTCACAAGATTAACGTGCTGGTTGCCTGCGGCGATACCTGCAAGACCGTCCCGAAAATCAACAGCATCTACTACTTTGCGCCGGGTGCGCACACCGAGGGCGACGGCTATCTCTATCAGAACCGTTCCTGCTCCGACACCTTTGTGTTCCCCAACGGCAAGGACAAGAAAATCGACAGCGTGTTTGTCGATACCGACACCGCAGCGGTGGCGTAATGTTCCGCGATTATGTGTACGCGTCCGGCAACAAGAACGAGCACGCGCTGACAGCCGCCGCGCATATCGACGTGCTGACCGGCTGCCGTATCCGCGATTTTCACGCGCTGACAGCCTTTCAGCAGCGCGTAGTGCAGGAGGTACACCAAAAGCTCGAGCAGTTTGAGCGCGAGAACGAGGACATTTTGGCGGCGCCGTTTACGAGCTACGGCGTCAACGGCGTTTCCATGTCCTTCGGCGGCAGGCTCAGTCAGGTCGGCGGCGTCACGGTTCCTGCCGACCTCTACGCGCTGCTCTGCTCCACGGGGCTGTGTTATCCGGCGATTTGAGGAGGTTTTGTCATGCGTTATCCCGATTTGGTGCGTCCGCGCTTATGCGTCACGCCGATTGACGTCGTGCTGTACGGCGAGGGTCTGACCGAGGACGGCGCGCCCGAAATCGCGCTAAAGGCGTCGCTGCTTTGCAACTGGCAGGACGGCGCCAAAACCGTGCTGACCAAGGAGCAAAAGCGCGTCGAGGTCAGCGGCAGGGCGCTGTTCTGCGGCGACATCTGCCCCGAGCTGGCGGTGATCTCAGGCGGCACTGTGGAGGTGTTCGGTGTGCGCCGCACGATCGCAAGGGGCGTCAAGGCACGCAACCCCGACGGCACCGTCAACTATACGGAACTGGATGTGATGTGATGTTTTCGGTCGATTCGACAGTCAAGCTAAACTTTGGCAAGCTTGACGCGCTAAGCGACAACGCTGTCACCGCGCTCGAAATGACCGCCGACGCGCTGCTGTCAGAGCTTAAAAACGCGCAGGTCATGCCGAAGGACACCGGCAATCTGCAAAACGAGAACACCTTTGTCGATGATTCTCAGTCTCAGCGCGGCGTTGTGATTCTTTCGTCCTCCACGCCCTACGCAAGACGGCTGTATTATCATCCGGAGTATCATTTCAAC